TTTGCCTTCCAACAGGAATTCATGGCTAGCTTTGATGCCAGAACATCAGGCAACTTTAATCCTGACAACTTTGATTACTATGAAAAGAAACCCCCAGAAGGCCAATACTATATAGCTGTGGATCTGGCCGGTTTTAAGATGCAGGGCCAAAGAAGGGCCAAGAAAAGAGATAACTCCGCTATCGCCTGCGTCAATGTCTGTCCAGATGGTAACTGGTATGTAGAAGAAATCATCTATGGACAGTGGAGCCTTGAGGAGACCGTACAACACATTTTCAAGGCCGTTGAGAAGTACCGCCCCTACCGTATAGGGATAGAGAGAGGCATTGCTCAGCAGGCCGTTATGAGTCCCCTACAGGATGTGATGAGAAGAACCTCTAGGATGTTCCATGTGGAACTATTGACTCATGGCAATAAAAACAAAGAGAATAGGATACTTTGGGCATTGGCTGGTCGCTTTGAAAATGGTTTAATCCATTTAAAGAAGGCTGATTGGAATGATGCCTTTGTGGATGAGGCCGCTAATTTCCCTAGCACCTTAGTCCATGATGATCTATTAGATGCGCTGTCTTATATCGATCAGATAGCACAGGTGGCTTACTTGGATGGTATTGAGCTAGCTGACGAATGGGAGCCGTTTGACGCGGCAATAGGATACTAAATGGCTGAGTTAGAGCATATTCTTGTAGAAAAGGGCTTGGCTGAGTGGGTTGAAGAGCTTACTCAGGAGTGGCGCGACCACTATTCATCTAATTATGAAACTAAGCAGGACGAATATTACCGACTCTGGCGTGGCATATGGGCCGAAGATGACAAAACCCGCCAATCAGAGCGTTCTAAGATCATTGCTCCCGCCTTACAGCAGGCAGTAGAGTCCGCTGTAGCGGAAATAGAGACAGCTTCATTCAGTCAGGCGTTTATGTTTGACATTGATGACTCTCAAAAGACTCCACCCCCGCCCCCTCAAGGTCAACCTCCTCAGATGATGCCCCCCGAGGCCATGCAGGGGATGGGTGGTGGTCAACAAATGCCCCAAATGCCACCCCAAATGGCACAAGGCCCGCAAAATCAGCCAACACAGCAAGAATCTTTGGCTGTTAGGGATCAATTGCACAGGGATTTAGAACGCGCTAACTACCGAGCGGCTATTGGGGAGATATTAATCAATGCCGCAGTGTACGGTACTGGTATTGGCGAGATTGTCATTGAAGATTCTAAGGAATATGTGCCTTCTACAATGCCATTAGACGGTATGCCGCAAGAAGCTAACCTTGTTGAGTATGGCACAGAAACAAAAGAGCGCCCCCTTGTTAAGCTACACCCTATACAACCTAAAAACTTCCTTATTGACCCCAATGCCACCTGCATTAGCAGTGCTATGGGTGTTTGTGTAGAGGAATTTGTTGGTATACATGCTATTGAGCAACTACAAGAGGCTGGTGTTTACAGAGACTTGGATTTACAAAACTCTCCTAGTGATGCTGACATTGATGCTGACTCTGAAATCACTCATCAGCCAGTTAGGAAGGTAAGAGTTAAGCGATATTACGGGTTAGTGCCTACTGACTTGTTAAAAGAAGAGGGTGTTGACTCCGAATTACTGGAAGACGGCAAGTACACAGAGGCGGTTATTGTTGTTGCTAACGGAGAGATCCTCAAAGCACAGGCTAATCCGTATATGTGCCAAGACCGGCCTATTGCGGCCTTTCCTTGGGACGTAGTTCCTAGCCGGTTCTGGGGTAGGGGTGTCTGTGAGAAGGGTTACATGTCTCAGAAGGCACTTGATGCCGAAATGAGAGCAAGGATTGACGCCTTAGCACTGACCACGCACCCAATGATGGCTATCGATGCTACCCGAATACATAGAGGGGACAAGTTTGAGGTACGTCCGGGCAAAGTCTTACTGACTAACGGCGCACCACAAGAGTCTGTTATGCCCTTTAAGTTTGGGCAGGTAGATCAGATCAGTTTCAGCCAAGCTCAGAACCTACAGATGATGGTACAGCAGGCCACAGGCTCACAGGACGCCGCTGAGATGGCGAAAGGCCCATCAAGCGACACAACGTCCGCTGGTATCTCAATGAGCATGGGCGCGGTTATGAAGCGTCAGAGAAGGACGCTGGTTAACTTCCAAGAATCCTTCTTTAAGCCATTAATCAAGAAGACTGCTTGGCGTTATATGCAGTTTGATCCAGAGAAATACCCATCAAAGAACTATCACTTCTCAGTTATATCTAGTTTGGGTGTTATTGCTAGGGAGTATGAGGTTCAGCAGTTAGCCCAGATATTACAGGTGATACCGCCACAGTCACCGGCTCATGGGGCCATGATTAAGGCCATCATTGAACACATGAATGTCACTAGCAAAGAGAAACTGCTGGAAGTTATAGACCAATCTGGTCAGCCCAACCCTCAAGCCATGGAGATGCAACAGCAACAGGCTCAAGCGCAGATGCAGTTACAGCAAGCCCAGACTGCTGTACTTATGGCGCAGGCCAAGGAAGCTGAAGGTCGAGCGGCTAAGTACGCTATGGAAATTGAGATGATGCCGAAAGAGGCTGTACTCAAATACGCCGATCAAGACAAAGACGGCAAGGTTGATGATGACTTCGAGAAGAAGATTCAGCTAGCCAATATGCTCATGCAAGAAGACAAGTGGAATCTTGAGAAGGAAGAGCGCCAGCAAAACATGCAGAACAAGATGGGCGAGCAACAAATGCTTCAGCAGATGCTCCAGCCTCAACAGCCTGAACAGCCACAGCAAATGCCTCCTATGGGTGAGGAACCTCAACTGCAATGAGTGCGGACTCTATTAGCTTAGTCACGATCATTGCTCTTATACGCAAGGAGATTGCTGAGTCTCGCGGTACTGCTCAGCCCGGAAAAGATGGGAAGCAGGGGGCCACAGGTGAGCGCGGTGCAAAAGGTGACACCGGCCCTCAAGGTAAGGTTGGCCCGAAAGGTGGTGATGGCAAGCAGGGCAAATCCGGAAAGGATGGGAAAGTTGGTAAGGATGGTAAGGATGCTGAAGAAGCTGTAGGCATTGCCAACATAGAACAGGATGTTGATAACGCCATCATTATCACTATGACTGATGGTGAGACCTACACCATTGAAATGCCGCTAGGCAAGAACACTACAGAGGTTCACTACAAAGTAGGTGGTGGCTCTGGTGGCTCTAATGGCGGTGGTGAGTCAGGATCTATAGACCTATCTAACTATGTGCAGAAGCCTACCAACAACACAGCTTGGATGGTTTACAAGAAAGGCACTGGCTGGTCACCTGTTACCACTGACCTAGTAGCCACTAACTCCGATGTTGTGTTTCGAGATGCTAAAGGGCGATTTAAGTCCACCGAGGACATTCCTGAGCTTAGCAATCAGCTTGAGGTAAACCGCTGGTTCCTTGAGCAGTTAGAGGCTTCTGGCCTTCCTGTTCACATACAGCCTGATGCGCCAGATAGAAAGTTAGATGGCGATCTCTGGTTTAACAATGATGAAGATGTCATGCAGTTGTTTGTATGGCACGTTGATTCTGATGCTTGGATTCCCGTTGCTCCTCCTACAACCTTGGAAGGTAGGGTGACTACTGGCGAAGCAACACAGCAGGCCATCATTGATCAGATACAAGAGAGCCTTGCTGATCAGGAAGAGATAAAGAACAAGGTCAGGGCGCTAGAGGGCGCTGTTGGAAACCACAGCCTAGTGTTCACGATGCTTAACGCTAACGTCAGAGAGGGTGAGTTCAACCTCAAAGATGGCGCAATGCAACTAACAAACACGATCTCATCTGCTAGTTACATTAGTCTTTCTGGCACTGACCGTAACGGCAACACTATTGACCTTGACCGCATTACAGATGGTGATGTTTTGCGGCTGGCTGATATATCTGGTCAGGTAGCGGAGCTGAAGATAAACAGCGGTACGAACGGGGTATTTGAATTTACTAAGTTAAGTGGCGATCTGGACAGGCTTTCAGACTACCCACATGACTTTATTCTGTTGAGTAGCTTTGACCCTGCTGGCCTTGCAACGATTGACTATGTAGACATTCAGTTAGAGTCACTGCGAGCAGAAATCGCATACATGAAGAACAAGCCTCCGGGCAATCCGTTCTTGTACACAACCTCTTCTCTTGGCACTGGAGAATTTTCCTATACGGACTCTGGTGGGAAAAAGCGCATGAGGCTTAACAAGACTGATGCAGATGGTTTTGCTTGGATGAACAACAGCGGAGTGCAAGACGCCAACACAAGCGATCATTACAGCACTGCCTTCACAGTCAGGTACTGGGATGAAGTCTCAAAGACTTGGAAGATGAAAATGACGGGGTTCCTAACGAGGATTGATTGGCACTCAGATGATGCCTATTTCTACATAAAGCTCGACTACAGCAAAGATGGGGTGGCAGGCTTTAGCAGTGGCCTTAAATACTACATCACCGTTGGGGGGATCATCTAATGTCTTATTCATTCCCTAAAGGTGAGGCTGATGGCTTTGAGGTAACTCTTTCTAATGGTGTCACTTATAGGTACAACAAGGATAACAATCTCTGGCAGGTAGCCTCTGTTGAAGGCATGGGGGCAGGTGAGGTTGATCTGCCACCAATGACTAGCAATCCAACTGCGGACACGCTGGTGCTAAGGGATGAAAACGCTAACGCTAAGTTTAGGCAAATCACCTGCAACAACATGACGTTTAACCAAGACATCGTTTTTACCAACACGGCTGACACATGGTTCCTCTCTGGTGGTGAGCTTAGCAATCACGGCGTTAAGAAGAACACCGCTGAAGGTATGCGCGCTAGTCTGAATATCTACAGTAAAGATGAAGTAGATGCTCTGTCAGGCGGTGGCGGTGGCGGTGGCGGCGAGGCGGCGTGGACGTACTACCCCGACGAATATAGATTCGGCAACATGGGCATAGGTGGATACGACCTGAAAGAGTTTTGGGTTTTAAGCGCCGAAACCATAGAAGACTTTGAGGGTACTGGGGGCGACCCAGCCAACCGAGTAACAGAAAAGGTACTGGTTCACGATCTTAGAGCAGACAGAATTTGGGGCCACGATCTAAGAATAACCGCAAAAGACCTTGTTCTTAGGACTGAAACCGATGGATACGGAACGCTTGAGGTTCACGGTCAGTCGTATTTTCGCCACTCTTTCTCTGCTGAACACACAGTATTGGGTGGTATCAATATCACCGGCCTTGACGCAGACCGACCGGATGAATTGCCTTATAGCGCAGATGAGAAGAGCGTTCAGTATGCACTGTCCGTAGACCATCAGGATTTAGGGCGAACGGTAGAGATCACCAAAGAAGGTACGATCCGCGCTAATGCGTTTACCGATATGGAAGGTAATCCTATTGGTGGTGGTGGTGTAGAAGAGGCTCCTGAAGATAACTCATGGTATGGGCGAAAAAATGCAGGCTGGACGAAAGCACCGGCTTACTCAAAGGCACAGGCCCAAAGGATGGCCAACCTTCACACCGCTGTTTTTAGGCAACCAGCAGTCGCAGGCGCAACCTCAAACGACTTTGAGCTTTCTAATGGGCCGCTAACAAGGGCTGGCTATGTTGAAAATGAGGTTGGTCAAACGGCGACAGTTACAGCCAAATGGATTGATTACGACACAATTACATTTAACAAAATACAGTTCTCTCTGAGGCATACGGAGGTTGGCGACCTCATAGAAATTGGCGATGCTGACGGTGCAGATAAAACAGGCGTCATCCTCAAGGTAACCTCTGTCCAGATAGAGGAAGCTGATGGATTATTTTCTGGCTCCCTTTGCTACGAGTTAATTGGCAGACAAACTGCAAACGATTTCGTGCAGAAAAACAAAAGCTACATGCTCCACCTGCACAAGATGGGTCTTGCCCCCGCCCCTTCTGATAACAAGCAGTACGTTCAGAAGAATGGCGAGTGGGTTGAGTTTGATCCTGCTGATGCCATGAAGGGGCCAACCTATAGCTATGCTTGGCAGGATTGGGAAGGCGCTGTTTCTAACCGTCCCGGCCATCTTAATACAGATGCTGAGTGTACTGAAGACGTTGAGTTTTTGAGC